GGGAGGAGCCTAGTCGGTGAGAATGATGGTTTAGACAATGATTCAGAAGAAAAATTATTACGTTTTGGTGAAAGTTTAAATTCATCAGATCAAATGGCTAATGACCCATCTATGCGTGTTGTTGTGGTTACAGAAGCCTACTTGAGAATTGACGTTGAAGGTGATGGTGTACCCACTTTGCACAAGTTTTTATGTGGTGGCACTAACTATGAAATCTTAGAACAAGAACCTTGGGACAAAGCACCCTTTGCTGATTTCCATGTTGACCCAGAGCCACACGCATTCTACGGACGCTCACTGGCTGAATTAGTAATGAACGATCAAGACACGACCACTAGCGTACTAAGAGGTATTTTAGACAACGTGGCTTTAGTAAACACCCCAAGACTTGAAGTAAACGAAGACCTAATTAACATCGATGATGTGCTTAATAATGAGATCGGAGCCGTGATTCGCAGTGAGCAAATAGGGTCAGTAAATCCCCTTGTAGTGCCTTTTGTAGCAGGTTCCACACTACCAGCCCTGCAATACCTTGATATGCTCGTAGAAGAGAAAACAGGCATCTCTAAAATGAGTATGGGCCTTAACGCAGACGCTTTACAGAACACAACAGCGACAGGCGCAGCATTGACCGCACAAGCCAGCGCAGGTCATGTAGAAGTTATGGCTAGAAACCTTGCAGAAGGCATGAAACGATTATTCCAACTCATGCTACACGTTTCCATTAAAAACAGCCCAGATGAGCAAATGATGCGTCTGAACGGGGAGTTTATACCTATTGACCCTAGTGTTTGGGATTCGGGCATGGACATGGAAATCAATGTTGGTCTAGGTACTGGCAAAGAGGACGTTAAAGCTGCCGCATTAATGCAAACATTCCAAACTCAGCAGCAGATTTGGCAAACATATGGGCCTCAAAATGGCTTAGTTTCCATGACTCAGATGCGAAACACACTATCGGATATGTTGGCTTTGAGCGGTCTTAAAAATGCTGATCGTTATTACGCACCAATGACACCCGAAAAAGAGCAGCAGCTAATGGCACAAATGGCAGAGCAAGCCGCACAAGCCGCGCAAGGTGAGCAGGGCGACCCAATGGCACAAGCATTGATTCAAGCTGAACAAATTAAAGCACAGGCCAGTATGCAGGGCCAGCAAATGAAGTTGCAGGGCAAGATGCAGGGCGATCAGATCAAGATGCAAGCAGATATGCAAGTTAAAGCTGCTCAAATGCAATCTAAACAAGGTCAAGAATTGGCTGAATTGCAGCTTAAATATCGTGAATTGCAAGCCAGTGATGATTTAGAGCGCGATCAAATGAACCAGGACCTGTTAGTTGAAGCCGCTAAAATCTTAGGGCAATACGGCACAGCAGTTGATGTTGAACGTGTCAGAGCCATGCAAGCGGCTCCCAGACTAGGCAATGTGCAATGATTTTAAAATCACAGGCTGAAAATTTGTTAGCTAATGAGACTTTTTTGGAAGTTTTTGTTAGTATGCGAACAAATCAGTGTAATGTTTTCTTACATTCAAAGGCTGATGAAGTAGAAAAAAGAGAAGAGGCTCATAACTTATTACGGGCTTTAAATGAATTTGAGAATATTTTGAAACGGGCAATTACCGATCAAGATTTTCGAGATAAACGCAGCAAATAAAAGGATAGCACCTTGCAAGAGACTACCGAGTTAAGCATTGAAAATGCAGTTGAAGCGTTAATGGCCCAAGAGCCAGAAGTAGCCAAGGCAGAAATTATTGAATCCGAAGTGGATGAAGTAGAAGAAACCGAGGTTGATGAGGCTGACGTTGAAGATTCAGATGAAGATGCAGATTATGCAGATGATGATGAAGATGAATACGAAAGTGACGATGAAGGTGAGATAGATTCCGAAGAGCTAGACGATCAAACTGAGACAAAACTTTACCCCGTAAAAATAGACGGGGAAATAGTTAATGTAACTCTAAGCGATCTAACCAAAGGTTATGGCGGCGATCAATTTAACCAAAAAAACATGAGACACAATGCTGAACAGCGCAAAGTAATGGAAGAGGCTTTTAATAATCTCAACCAGCAACGAGCGCAAATTGACCAGTATGCACAAAAACTTAGTCAGAGCGGCTTAGTGGCAAAACCTGTTTCTCCCTCAAGAGAGCTATTTACAAATGACCCTTTGGGTTACTTAGATGCAGACCTTGAGTATCGAGAAAAAATGGAATTGTACCAAACCGATCAAAACCAGTTACAGCACAACCATCAAGAAGTGCAAAAGGCGCAGGCAGTAGCTAACCAAGCGAACTTGCAATATCAACAAGAAGAATTGAAACGATTAGTTCCAGATTTTGCAGATGCTAAAAAAGCAACAAAATTAAAGAACAGTCTTATTGAGCATGGCAAAAAGCGTAATTTTACTGAGGCTGAATTAAATTCAGTGGTAGATGCACGAACCATGCACGTTCTTCACGAAAGTATGCTGTGGCGACAGTCATTGGAGGGCAAAAGTGATGTGAAAGCAAAACTTAAAAAGGCCCGTCCGTTAATGAAATCTGGCGTTAAGAAAACTGGTGAATCTGCTAAAAGTGTTGAAACAAAACTCATGTCTAAATTGAAAAAATCAGGCAGCGTCAAAGATGCAGCCGCACTATTGTTTAATAACTAACTTATTGATTTTAAAGGATTTATCATGGCACAACCCACTAACACGTTTGATACATACGATTCAGCAGCCCTGAAAGAGGACGTTTCTTCCGTTATTTATAACGTTGACCCAAGTGAAGTACCTTTGCTTAGTTCGATTCCAAAAACGTCAGCAACTAACACTTTGCACCAGTGGCAAACGGATACTTTACGCGCTGGAGTTTCAACCAACAAAAATATCGAAGGTGACGCAACTACAGCCGAGGCTCGCACCTCTGTTGCTCGTATTCACAACTTCACTCAGATATTTAAAAATGCTGTCACAATTTCTGGCACTGACCAAAGCGTAACCAATATCGGTTATGGCGAACAAATGGCGCATGAAATAATCAAAGTCGGCAAAGAGCAAAAGACAGATATTGAATCTAGTATTTTTGCTAACCTTGCGTTTGCTGCTGGTAATGCAACCACTGCTCGTGTAATGGGCGGATTAACGGCTTACATCAAAACCAACGTGACCAACATCACGGGCGGTGGCGGTGCTAACCCAACAGGCACTGTGCCTGGTGCAACGCCACGGACAAATGGTGCGTTAACTGTGTTTAACCAAGCAAAGTTTGATGCCTGTATGCAGTCTGTTTGGACAGCAGGCGGTACTCCCGATACTGTTTATCTAACCAGTGGGCAAATGCAAAGGGCACTTTCATTTGTGGGCAACAATAATGAACGCGCCACGGCTCAAAATGGCAAGGTTTCACAGCTACTTTCGATCTATATGACGCCCTGGGGCAGCGTGACGTTCACCCCATCACGTCATCAGGAAAGCCGTTCAGTGTTCATCTTACAGACCGATATGTTGGCACTAGCCTCATTACGTCCAATGAAAACCGAGGAACTTGCTAAAAACGGAGATAACGTCACCCGTCAATGCTTAACGGAAGCCACTTTGGTTGTTCGTAATGAGAAATCATTAGGATTGGTTGCTGACTGTTCAGCTTAATTAAAGCACAACACCAAGGGGCTGAAATACGCCCCTTTTTTTAGGATGATTTTAATGGCTAAAATTTCAGAAAAATGGGTTGCTGATGGTGACAAAATTCATGTCATACGAAAGCATGACTGGAACCCAATGTTAGATCAAGCACAAGCCTATCGTGACCAAGGCATTGATGGATTTGGCGAGAACAAGTTAGTAGGCGTAATTGATGCGGCTCTAATGGGCGAATGGCTAAAAGAAGCTGGCGTGTCTTGGGATGATACCCACGCAAAAGCCGAAGTAGTTAAGCGCAAAATGCTATCAGGTGACTTTGATAAATTGCGAGTGTGGGATAAAACTTATTAGTGTGGCCTAGCCCATTACAGCTTTATCCTATTCATGTATCTCCAGCGATAGCACCACAAGGCATGGCTGCTGGCGTAATCATTCTAGCTGCGGCTCTAGGTGGTGTTTCATCATATGTAATGGGGAGGATCTAATGACGTTTCATTTAGGTAAGAACAGCATGAAGAACATGGAGGGCATCGATGACCGCCTTATCGATATTGCAGAACTGGCTATTAGCTTTAGTCCTATTGATTTTGGCGTCCCAAGTGACGGGGGGTTCCGTGATGAAACCTGCCAGGCAAAATTGTATACGGCTGGCAAATCTAAATGCGATGGACGAACTAATAAATCATATCACCAATCGGGCAAGGCGCTCGATGTGTTTTGTCTTACACCCGAAGGAAAGGCAAGCTGGGACGTTCTCCACCTTACAACAGTCGCCACAGCTATGCTGCAAGCTTCCGCGCAGTTAGGCCATGAGTTGAAGTGGGGCGGTCTGTGGAAGTCATGGCAGGATTATCCACATTTTGAACTAAGGGATTAATTATGGGCTGGTTATCAAGTTTAGTTGGTGGGAGCGTTGTAGAGCCAATAGCAGCCATTGGTTCGGTGCTAGACAACCTAATTACCACAGATGAAGAAAGGGCAGCAGCAGACCTTTTAAAGTCTAAGCTGGCACAGCAGCCTCAAATGGCGCAAGCT